TCTATTTGATAAGAAAGAACTAATATTAAATTCAAATGAATATGAATGATTTGTAATTTTTACAAAATTGTCTTGTAGTATTATTGTATATTTCTTATCTTCTGTTTGTAAATAATAACGCCCAGATGGAGTCATCAAATAATGAGTAGATGGGTCTGAAAGTAAGCGAGCTATTACTTTTTGGGTGAGATGCTCTCTTTCAGTTAAATCTAATGGTTTCTTAGTTCTTTTAACAAACCAAACTTTAAATTTTTTAAATTTGTATTTTATGTTCATAACTTTTATTTGTTTAAATATACGAATAATTTTTTAAATATCCAACCCAAATAAAGTATTCTTTTTGGGACGTCCTCTTTTACGTTTTATTTGGGGTTCGTTAGGTTTAGGCTTAACTTTTTGGGATTTAGATTTTCGAGCTCGTGTTATTTTGCGACTTTCATAAGGAGATAAACCTCGAGATTTATACAAATATTCATAAAAATCAAGTATATCTTTATCCCAATTAGATAATAATTCACGTATTTCGCATTTAGTAGTGTTAAAAGCAAGTATAAACGCTTCAACAAGTTCTTCTAAACGTTTGGATTCTTCTTTATCAAAATCATCCATAAGTTTTTTATATCTAATAAAATCTAAATTAGTTTTATCGTATTGTTCTTTATATGTGTCTTTTTTTAAATTAAGTTTTTCTTTAGCATTTATAACTACTAATTGTGCTTGCCAAAAAAATGATGGATAATCAAAATCTCCATTTTTGATACGATCAATAAGGGGTGCTCGTTTACCTAATGGTGTAGTTTTTTCGGTATGGGTTCTCCACCACATAAACTTATTATAATTTATCTTTTGATATTTAGATAAATGTTGTTCAACAACAGATTTAGGATGAATAATAAATGAATCCAAATAACACAAATAATTCATATAACCTTGATTTACAATCAATATATGAACAAATATTTAAAAAGCCAAATTTAATTACAATTAACTCTAAATATTTTTAAATCTCCATTAGGTGCTATATTCTTAAAATAATAACATTCACTAATATTTAATTTTTTTGATTTAATTGTCTTATAAAAACCGCTTGGTATAGTAGCGCCACCAGCTACTTTTTTGAGTGGTGGGTTAAAATCTATTCTAATATAAACTTCTATGTCATCTGCTTTTTTTCTTAAATTTCTTTCGTATTCTTCAAGTTCTTTCCATACTCCTCTGTTCAAAGATTGGTGTTGAAGAGCTGAGTTTAGGTAAGTAAATGTTTGTTTAAGTAGAACAGCATCGCACCCAAAAGCGGCAGCAGGAGCCATATGTCCTTTATCCCATTCATTTGCTATATAATCTTCATTGTCTGAAGTATGTACTGTTTTCTCTTTGTAGAATTCTAATCCTTTACGGGGTATGTTATTTTCGGCACAAGTAACTCTATATTTAACCCATTTTGGTTGTTCTAATACTTCAGAATATACTAATGTGAAAACTTTATTTTCAATGTAAACGCTATCTCGTTTTTGAGCAAATAAAGATAATGGTAAAAATAATAATAGTATTAGTTTTCTCAATGTTATTATTTAAGCAATGCGTAGTATTCTTTAAAGTGCTTTAATCTATCTGGGAGGCCAATTGTTCCACCATTAACACATTTTGTTACTGCTGTTACTGAAGCATCACTTGCATCTTTACAATGTGGCAAACATCTTTGGAAAAACCAAGCAGCTGATAATAGTGGATATTTGGTTGCTACTAAATCAGGATTACCAACAATATCTTCATTGATTGCTTTACCAAACTCAGTATAATTGTTTTTTCCGGTCAATTGAATATACCCTCTACCTCTAAATTTGTATCCATCTCCACTCGCCTCATCACCATTACCCATTCTACTTCCATAAACTAAATTAGCGATTTTTTCAGGCTTTCTTTCATATTGAAGTGCTTTTGCTTCTGTTGGGAAATACTTTTTAAATATACCCAATAAACCCTTTGCACCATAGTTTAAGTTTTCTTGTACTAATTTGAACCCACCACTTTCATGACCACACTGTGATAAAAAGTGTGCTACTTCAATTGGAGTATCAATTTTAAATCTTGCAATAGTTGGTAGTTCAGCAAGAACTTTATCCGGAACATGTCCTTTTAGTTTGTTAAAATCCATAATTATTTCTTTTTAGAGGTTTTTTTAGGTTTTTCTTCAATTGGAGTTTCTTCTGTTACTTTAGTATCTGTTTCAGCAGGTGTTTCTTCTTTTTCAACTTCTTCTTTTAAATCATCAAATTGTTTATCTAATTTGGAAACTTCACCCTTTGCTGTTTCTAATACATCTGCTACTTTTTCATCTAATTTTGTATTCGCAAACAAATATTTAAGTATTGCTTTAAAAATTTCTTTCATGGTTTTTTATTTTATTATAAATATGTAAAAATATTAAAACATAAACAAAATAAACAAAATACCCCAAGTAGTTAAAGCAATTTTATTTATTTTTTGATTTGAAACGGTTTCCTTTGTAATTTCTCTTCTATATTGAGCAGATTCCGATGTAAGAATACTATCCAACATAATATTCATATTTATAGATTCTTTTAATAATGAATCTTGTTTTAGGATATGGTTAGTATATAATAAGTTTTTATTCAATAAGAATCCGGTTTTATTACCCAATGAATCTATTGTAAGTTTATTAATTCTAAAAATATTATTAATATCCTCTCCCTGCTTTTTTGTCATTACAACAACCGTATCACTACTCTCAATTCTCTGATAAGGGTACGATTGGCTCCAACTTAAAAGGGGAAGCAGGAATATCATCACGCTTAATAATAGCTTGTGTTTCATGTAATACTGTTGTTAATTGTTCTTTTTCTTCAATTAATTGTACTTTCTCTTCTTCTAAAGTTTTTATGCTATCTTTCATACTTGTTACTTCGGTAGCAGCAACTTCATCTATTTTTTTAACTAAATAATTTACTTTTTTCATTCTCTCCTGAGATTTTTTAAGTAATTCATCTAATTCTTTCTCTTTCGGGTCTATAGGTGTGGGGTTATCGGCTAATACAGCAGTTAACCCAATAATAGCGATTAATGCGCTAATGTAATATAAATTATTTATTTTCATTTCTTAAAATTTCTAACATTTCAACTTTTGATACCATATAACCCAAAGTGGAATCACTTTTACGAACATGTTCTGTAAGAACATCTACTTTTTGATTTAACCTAACTACTTCTTCATCGCATTTACCTACTTGTTCAGAGTAGTTCATTTTAATATCAATATAAAGATACCCTATTGCTACTATTACTATGAATAATAAGCCTTTTACTGGGTCTTTACTGAATTGTTCAAATGTGATTGGGGTTTTCATTACTCAGCGCCTCCTTCTTTTTTACCGAAAATTTTATCAGCAGAAGCCAAACCTAAAGAACCAAATGAAAGTGCAGCAACCGCATTAATTAAAGCATCTGCGGGAGCAACACTAACATCTGTGAATTGATTGTGGTACATTGTAAAACACAACATTAAACCAGATACAATACCAACAAATTGTTTTGATGAGAATTTTCCTTTATCGTCTTGGAAAATTTGAGTAAAAAATTTTTTCATAATTTTAGTTTTTAAGTGAAACAATAAGTAACCATTAAAAACCATTCCTAGCAACACAATTCATCAATACATATCATAAAAGATAAAAAAAAGCTTGGTTTCCCAAGCTTTCTTTTTTATAAATCTAAATTATGATTAATATCTCCTTTTAAATTTAGACCACCCGGGTTTTTGTGAAATAGGAAAATCTCCGGCCCCAGCACGTTTAAACTCTCCAGGTCTTCTTCCTCCACCTCCTAAACCAAAGTATGGATTTGAATCATATGGTGGCCTATTTGTAATAGAAGGGCGATTATTTGGGTTTTGATATCCTTTTACTACACTTAAAAATTTATTATATGGGATAAGCTTGTATAGTTCCCTCTCAATTTCCCTATACTTAATATATGGATCATTGTCTTCTGGAATATTCTCTAACCATGACTCTGGATTACTAGTAAGGTATGATATAAGTTCTCTTGCGGGAGTGCCTGTGTATTCTTTTGCTAATTTTTCTGGGTTGGATTCAAAAAAGGCATCTATTGCATTATTAAGAGCATCAGATACACTGGGCCATTTATTTTCGTTTAGTACTCCTCTAATCTCTTCCTTAATTAATTGTCTTAATTGTGATAATTTCATAGGTTTAAGTGTTTATATTTTATTATACATATGCAAAAAAAAATCAAAATTGCTTAGCTCTCGCACGAGACACAATCTGAGAATCTTTGAAGATTATCACCTCGTAATACACTTTCTGTGCGTAGATAATACAAGGTTTTAATACCAAGTTTCCAAGCTTCTTTATGAACCATGCTAATGTCTTTGGGTGAATCGTTAGGGTCAAAACATAAATTTAACGATATAGCTTGGTCAACATATTCTTGTCTAATAGCATTTTGTTTTACTATTTCAAGTTGATTAACTTCTTTAAATGTTAAAAATATTTCTTTTTCTTCAGGCGACAATATATAATCTGGGAGTCCTAAAATTGAGCCTTGATCTTTGAGTATTTGTTCCCATACACTATCTATATTGTAACCTTTTTTCTCTAATAGGTTTTCAAGAATTTTATTGCGTTTGATAAATACTCCTTTTGCTGTTTTAAGATTATATACGTTAGCGGGAATAGGTTCAATTGAGGGAGACACACCACCCGAAATATGAGCATTTGAAATTGTAGGGGCTATTGCTAAGTGGTGTGTATGTCTTAAACCTGTTCCTTTACACCATTCAGGTTCACCATAAGCTTTAGCTTGGTCACGAGATGCTTTTAAAGCTTCGTCTTGTATAAATTTAAATATAATCCTAGTTAAAGAGCTGGCTTGGATACCCACAAATGGCAATTCTTTTGATTGAAGCAAAGTATGCCATCCCAAAACACCAATTCCAATTGCTCTACCTTTGGCGGCAGAACGGATTGTGTTTTCCATAAATCTCATATTTTTGCCTCTATCGATAAATTCTTGTAGTACACCTTCTAAAAACCAACAAGTTAATTCGGGCAATGTCATTCCGTTTTCAAACTTATAGTCTTTCCATTCATCCCATCTTGCTAAATTAAGAGATGATAAACAACAAATAAATGAGTGGAGTTCGTCGCTATAGAGCGCGATTTCTGAACAAATATTTGTAAATTCTACTTTTAAATTATTATTTTTGTATGCTTGTGGGTTAGCATTATTAATATTATCCTCAAACATAATATATGGCTCACCGGTTTCTAATCGCGATTTTAAAATTTCACCCCACAATCGCAATGCCTTTGCTTCTCGGTTTTCAACGCGTTTCATAAAGCTATCATCAATAACAACACATTGGTGTAGATTTAAGCATTGTCTATTTACATCACCTTTTGGACGACGAATACTTAAAAATTCTTCAATATCTGGGTGGTTAATAGATAGGTTAACCGAAGCAGCACCTCTGCGAACTGAACCTTGATTGGTTGCTAAAATTGTTGAATCGTATATTTTAGCCCAAGGCACAACACCTTCGCTTACACCGTTGTCTTTAATAGGTTTACCTCTTCCTCTGATACGAGACATTCCTATACCTACTCCACCACCTTGTGAAGTTAAGCGCATTAGTTCTGAATTAGCATCGGCTATGCCTTCAATAGAATCTCCTACATTAATACCAAAGCACGAGATTGGCATTCCACGTTCTGTTCCCAGATTAGATAATACAGGTGATGCTAAACATAACCAGTTTTTAACTATTGCTTCGTAGAAGTATGGTTGTAAGTCTTTACGTTTTAGTCTGCGGGCGGCTGCTTTGCTAACTCGTCTGAAAGCATCAAATACATTTTCATCAGGTAGTAAATAGCCTTTTGAAATCATACTGATTGCTATATCATCCATGTAGTTAGGATAATCTTTGTTTTTAACCCAATTTGTTGTGTCTACTTGTATACTCATAAATAAAGTTGGTTTATTTTATATAAAACTTTAATAGCTGAAGGGGGGATGTTTTGTTCTGTAAATGCTCCGTCTCCCATAAAAAAATTAGGATCGTCGTAAAATTTGTGATTGGGAATTTTGGATAAATCTATTTCTAATATATACATTGATTCTATACTATCTTTATTAGAACTTGCTTTCCACAAAGCTTGAGCTAATTCTTCTAATTCATCTAATTCTACATTAGAAACCAAATAAATCCTTTCAGGATGGTTTGATAATTTGCTTTTTGTTTTTGGAGTTAAACCATATTTTAATATTTTTGGTAAATTAATATTTGAGGTAATATGGAATGCTGTAGGGTTTTTTCTTATAAATTCATCTTCTTTACCATATTTAGCTTCATATTTTATGTCTACATTTTTTTTACCTATAAATTTTTCCAAATTGCTTGAATACTTGCCAGCATCTTTAGTATAACCTCCTATAAAAGACGGGTACCACCCATAAGTTTCCATAAATTTATTTACTCTATTTAAGATATCCTTATCTAAAATATCAAATTCTATGTCAATAGTAGAATTATTAGCTTCAGATACTTTTATTTTAGGCCCAATTTGTTTTTGCAATTGAGTAATAGTTGTTGTTGAGTCAATTGTTTTTAAAAATTCATTTATTGGTTGAATTTTTTTATACAATTCCCAAGCGTGAGTATCACTCCATTTTTGAAGAAATGGATATTGTTTTTTTATCTCCTGTATACTCATAAATTTTTTTTATTTTTATCAATTCAATTAAGTCTTCTAAAGTTAATATGTTTTCAACTTCTTCGTCTTTTATTTCAATATTGTATTTAGATTCAATAAGTTGAAGGATTTCAATTTTATATATTATTTTTTCGTCCATACCTGTAAATTTATAAATCACTCCAATCTGCTGTTGATTTAGCATAATTTGTTGGACGCTGAGCAAAAAAATCTTGGTGTGATTTTCCTGAGGTTAAATGCCCAAACCATTCAATTTGTTTTAATAAATTAGGGTCAATATCGTTATAAATTGCTTTATATCCAAGTTCAACCATTTTTTCATTTGCTCTTGCTTTAATATAGTTTTTGAGTTGTTCCTTGGTTAAACCTTCAATATTACCCATCTCAAATGCTTTATCAATAAAATCAAATTCTAATTGAACTGATAAGTGACAAGCTTCAATAACTTTATCTCTCATACTGTTGGTATCTAAATGTGGTTGTTCTTGGAGCAAGGTCCTAAATAACCAACATCCGGCTTGTGAATGTAATGATTCGTCTCTTACACTCCACTCTACAATCTGTGCTGTGCCTTTCATTAGATTGCGAAGTTGAAACGACATTAATACAGCAAATGAACTAAATAAGTTTACACCTTCTGTAAAGGCTGAGAAGATGGCTAAGGATAATGCTTTTTCTTCTAATGATTCACCGGGTACTTCAATCAGTCTTTCGATTTTAGCTTTTGATGCTTCGTCTTCTAAGAATGCTTGAAAGTTATCTAAACCAAGTTCTTCATTCAATCGGGCATAAGCTTCAGCGTGTATGCACTCCATTGATGCAAAAGTAATTGCCATTTCTTGTATTTCGGGAAGATGAAAACCCCGGGCAACTCTTTCTACCCAATAGTCGTTTCCAACATGTACTTCAGTTTGGGCAAATGATTTTAAAATATTACCTATAAGGTTCTTTTCAGATTCGGTTAATTTAAGTTTCCAATCGTTTAAATCAGACGCTAAAGGTATCTCATCAGAAAGCCAATGAGCTCTTTGTTGTTTTTTTGTAAATTCTTGGGCGGTTTGATACCAATATGGTTTATAATAGGCTCTAGTTGATAATAAATTTTTATTTTCCATTTTTTATTTTTTATTTTTTAAATACTCATATATACTCCAAACGCTTTTCCATATTTTTTTATTATAAGCATATTTTATATCATACTTATTTACTCTTTTAATCCATTTAGATATATGTTCGACAGTATACCCTTTGTCTAAAAATTCAATTATCTTTATTTTTATTCTAAAAGAAACCCCATTCTCTTTTGATGGAAACCCAGGATAAGGATAATTAAAATATTGATGCCACAAATGGTTCCATGTTATTCCATATCTTAGATTAGTTATTGTTCCTGATTGGATAGGTAGGTCTAGTTTTTTGATTATTTCATTATTACTATAATATTTTTTTATTAAACTATAAATTTTTATTACTTGAGGTTCTGTTAAAATAGCACTTCTATGGTTTTCCCCTACAGGAAGATTTAAATTAGGATGATTTATTCTAGATAATCTAATTTTTTGTTTGGTTTCTTCACTTAGAGCCCCCTTTCCAGTTCCTAATTTTAAATTTAATCCGTTTTCACCTAGTACCTCATTTTGCATACCCCAATATATTTCTTTTTCATTTAATTGTTCTAAGGTACATTCTTCAAGAATTTCAAATTTGTGATTTTCAGGGCCATATTTTTTAAGTGAATTATATATTTTGTGTTGCTTCCAACATTTAAGCTTTTTGTAGTCTTTTTCTCTTTTTTTAAGATCTACAGATTGACCAATATATATTTTTCCTATGGGTGATGTAATTTTATAAATTCCTATATTCATATTATTATTTTTATCATAAATATGTAAAAATTTGAAAATATACATGTATTTGCTCAAATTTTTGGGGTTATAAAATATGTGCCTTCTGCTTCAAATTCACCTTTATCTAAATCATATTTATCTTTTCCTAATTTAGAATACATGTTATAAAAATAACTATATCTATCGTCTGCTAACCCATCCCCATCATATGGTTGAAATATAATACCCATAATTTCTCCAGAGTCAAATAAGGGTTTTATTTTTGATTCTAATACTTTTCTTAAAAATAAAGCTTTTTGCAATTTATAAGGGTCTTTATCATCCCATTTATATCTTTCTTCATCAGTAGAAGCATTTAAATTTCCAAACTTTAATTCATGATATTCTTCTATTGCTTTACTTTTTAATAATCTAATTTCAAATGGTGGGCTGTTTTTATCCCCTTTAAATTCTTTAGGTCTAAAAAAATAATTATCTCCTTGCTCTAAAGTTTTTATACCCCATTGAGTAATTTCATTTAAAATATATTGTTTGGTGGCTTCTCTGCGTTCGGTTAAATTAGAATAATGTTTCTCTAACTTTTGGTAGGTTTCTATTGCTATTATATTTAATGCTCTCATATTCGTGGTTCAGTTATTATTATACACTTAGATTAAAAAATTTACTTGCTAATTGCTTTCTATCTAATTCATCAAAATTTGTATTACGAACGGGAGCAGTAGATTGGGTTTCTGATTCTTCATCGTGTAAATCACCTGTGATGTCGAAATGTCCAGTTGATGTATCTATTTTAGCTCCAAAAGTCATTCCGTCTATTCCGTATCTATTTTTCATAATGTGAAATCTACCTGTTCCGTTAACTTTATCTTGACGTTTACGAGAAAGTGATATAGCTACATCAGTAATCATAATTTTATCATATGATCCTGCGGCTTTATCACCTTCAATTATATCGTCTTTCGCACCTGCACGATTAACTTGTGAGACTGACCATATAGGTAGGTTTAGTTCACGTGCTAATCCTTTAGTACTAACATAAATATCATCTATTTCATCTTTGCGTTCGCGGTTTGTTCTTTTAGAGCGAAGAAGATCTACATAATCAATAATAATTAAATCTGGTTTAAATTCTTGGTCTATACATTTTTTAATATGCGATTCAATGGTAGAAATGGACGCTTTACCCGGTGAATACTCCCTTATAATCAATTGTCCTTTCAAATTCGATACAGCCTGTTCAACTTGAGAACGATGCGGTGATTCCGCTATACGATCAACAGGAATTTGTGTAAAAAAAGCATCATACCTTCTACCAACATAATCTTCACCTAATTCTAAAGTATAATGTATTACATTATATCCTACACTTACAGCATATCCCCCTAACGCAATTAGAGTCCAAGATTTACCACCACCCGGATTACCAAATATCAATCCAAAGTCTCCGTTGCCAATTCCTCCTTGTAAAATATCATTAAATACACCCCATGGAGTAGGTACTATTACTCTGTGGTCGTCTCTGTAACGAGATTCAACATCTTTATTATATTCATGCCCTATATTTTTATCTTGGCCTGATTTTAAGGCATTATCAATTAATGAGCGTATAGCATCATAATCCCCTAGATTAAGAAAATCAACACTTGTAAGTAATGCTTTTTTAAGTTGCTGATTTTTACAGAAGTTTGAAAATTCCTCTTCAACATATGCTAAATCTTCATCAGAAGATTTGTATGCTTCACGAAGTTGTTCTTTAATTGAAATTTGTAATACTTCATTATCAATTTTTTTCAATTCTACTTTCAACACTTCCATTGAAGGAGTTGTATGGAATTTATCAAAATATTTTAATATTTCTTTAATAATCCATTTTAGAGATTGAGAATCAAAATAATCATCACTTAATACATCGTGAATATTAAGTAAAAATTCTTTATGGGTAAGTAAAGCAGATATTACTTTTATTTGAAAACCCATACCATATTGAGATAAACTATTTAATGTCATAACTATTTATTTTTAATGTTCTAATTTAATTAGTTTTATTTATATTTCCAAATATATCCACCTGATGATTTTGTTTTCCCTCTAAGACAAGAACCAATACAATTACTACTAAGGTTATAATATCTTTCAGCTTCTCTAGCACTATTCCATTCTTTAATAAATTCTCCATTTTTATTATATTGAAGTATAAGTTTATTATTTATTAATCTATTTTTTAAATTTGGATTATCTTTATTAAAACCTTTTGGTTTTGGTTTACCTTTTAAACTTTTACTTATTTTATCCCCCCAAGTAATTTTTCTTCCTTTATTAGAGGGTTTAGAAATTCCTTTTACTTTATTTATAAATTCTAATTTAATTTTTTCATATATTCTACTTGACATGACGTACGGAGATAAAGATTTTTGTCGATTTTTTCCAACAACCATTAACCATAAAGCATACCATAATTTATTGTTATTTGGGTATATTTCACAAAGCAATCTATGACATAAAAAATGTTCTCGAGCAGTTAATTCTACAAGATTATTTTTATTATTATCTCCTCCTAAACATTTAGGAATAATATGGTGTTTTTCTCTATAACCTTCTAATACTCGGTTTTTTGCTCTTTCAATAATTTGACTATAAATATTTTGATAATTCATACTATAATAAATATATGCTTGATTATCAAAAATACTAATCATTTTTGTAAGGTAAAATAATACTATTAACTTCTATTTTATTTAAATGTAATAATTAACTTTGTAAAAGCCAAATATAATTACATATTATTTATAACTTGCTAATTGTGTAAAACTATTTTTTAACCAAAAATCTACATTTCTAATCAAATGCCCGAGTCCATCTTCATTATATAATTCTAAAAATTCTTGGGGATGAAACTGAGGTATGGGGCTCTCAATAGCATTTTGAATATTAATTTTGTCATTTTCATCTAATAAAGGATTAGATAGATCCATGAGTTTATAATTCTGTTCTAATCTATTTTTTTCTAAAACTACTCGAGCATATACATCGTGTGTTTTGTATTTTGATTCTGCTATACTAAATATGTCCTCTAATGTAAGTATGCGAGTTGCTAATTCAGGGAATTTTTTTAATAACCCCTTCTCACCTAATCCTTTTACTCCAATAATCCTATCAGAAGCATCACCTAATAATACTTTACGTAAAATAAAATTTTCAGGTAATAATCCATATTTTTCTTTTACTTGATTATATGAAAATACCTCTTTTTCTGTAGGGCGAAATATATTGACTTTTTGAGTAGCAAGCTGTAAAAAATCCTTATCTGAAGATACTATGGTAATAGACGTATTATATTTATTAGGCATATAACCTGCCATATATGCTATAACATCGTCGGCTTCTGCTTTGTGTATAGATAATAATTTAACCGGCAAACATTGTAAATAATGTATTAATCTTGATATTTGCCCAATTTTGGCATTATTTTCATCATCAACATCATCAAACACCTCCCAATGTGTAATTCGTGTTAAATTTCTACCAGATTTGTATTCGGGGAGCAGGTTTCTTCTGTTTGTAGAAGCACCTGCTCCGTCGAATACAACATACACGGAAGATGGTCTAATTGTGTCAATTAAATATCCTAAAGAGCGTATAAAACCCCCCATCCCCCCTATATGCACACCATCTGGGTTGGTGAATCGCATGGTAGTAAAGTTTCTAAAGAATAAGTTTAAAGCATCAATTAATAAGACATGATTGTGTTTATCATAAGATACATCATCCTTATCCTCAATTACATTATTAAGGAGGTTTAAAAGCTCTTTATTCATATTTAATCTGGTTCTTGGGAAAATATGTTGGTTGTTTCAAATGTATCTTCTTCTTCAAAGATATCAAAATCTATTCCACCAAGTATTGCGCTCCATTCTTTAGCATGAGCATCCTTATAGGATTTAATTTCTTTATCAGAATCATTAATAAACCCATGAGGTGTTACTACAATTTTTCCCCTTGACTGCACACCATTTATATGGTTTTTATCAATTTGAACATTAGTGCGCTTAGCAAACTCAACTTGTTTACCATCTTTAATGGCTTTAATTTTTGATGTGCCAGCATTTGCTACATTACCAAATGTAATAACAAATGTAGCATCAAACCACATTGCGAACCCACCTTTATTCATAAGTTTAGGCTGTCCCATAGGAACTTCAGCTTTAGCTGTCCAAACTTTATTAACACATACCAATGTATTAGTATAAGGTGAAGATTCTTTGCGAGATAATGTAATTTTTTGATTTACATTATTGCCAAATTGAGTTGACATAGCACCTGCATTCCATTCATTATTGTTTTTATTGGATTTAACTGATAGTTCACATGGCACAGAACCTATTGAGTCCCATAAAAATAATAAGTCATATGGAAGATTTCCTTTCTTTTGTTCGTCAAGTAAATCTAATATAAATGCGGCTACATCTTCTATTGTATGAAGGTTTTCACGATCAACATATAAAAATTGACCCTCATAATCTAATAACTCGCCTGTTTCTTCATCAACAACACGTTTAACTTCCAACCCCATTTGAGTAGCATGCTCCCAATTCCATTTCATTTCAGTAACGATGAAAACAGGTAATACTCCCATTTTTTGAGCAGACACAGCTGCTTCAATCATCGCAGTAGTCTTACCAGTATCCGAGTGACCACGTAGTAAAACTATGTGGCCCATCGGAATACCGGGTACTGATGTTGTTTCTTGAAAAGCATGGCTCAAAGGAATCCATTTTTGATCTTTAAACTTAACACTTGAATTAAGTAATTTTTTAGATTTAAATTTATTTAAATCAAATCCTGCTCTAAGTTCAGCAGATACTGCTGCATTAAGCGATTCACTTTTTTTACGAGCCATAACTATTTTTTAATTTAAAATGGGAGATCGTTAGAATCGTGCTCTGTTTCTTCTTCAAACAAGCTATCAAATTTTTCTGCTTTGTTTACTTTAACAGGAGCACTTTTTGTAGCATAATTTGTAGCTGGCTTCTCAGGAGCAGGAACTGCTGCTTCTTCATCTTCCTCAGGGGTTAACCAAGATTGAAGTGCTTGTTTCATTTCATCAAATGAATATTTTTTAAACGACTCGATCGGGTTAGGCTGATTTTCCAAAACATTTTTAACATATGATTTTTCTTCAGAAATCGGTGTTTCTTTAGTACGAGGCATAATACTTGTTTTGTTGTATGGAGTACCTGTAACTTCAGGACCAACAGTTGTTAATATAATGTCTCTACCTGTTGCAACATCAGTAAAATCACCTACGTCTTCATTATCAGCCAAGTTCAAGAAATCCGTATATGTTTCTTTACCAAATTGCCACAAACGAACACCTTGATCTTCTTCACCACGGACAATTACCGGAGCAAAAATACGGACTTTTGGGTCCAATTTGCGGGCCAATCTCCAATTTTCCTTATCGCTTGTTTTACGAAGCTCTTTAGCAAACTCAGCGATTGGATCTCTTTCTCCCCAATTTGTGGGCGACAACATTGTATTATTACCAATACCATAGTAAAAATACAATTCGGTAAACGGATTTTTCTTATTATACTTGTTAGGTACAATACGAATGGTCTGTTTACCAACAGAGGGTTTCCAAAAAACCTTCTTTTTCTCATCTGATTTCTCAGCAGATTTCGATTGCATTTCTTGCAATCGGCGTTTCATTTCGTTTAAATCCATAACTTTAAAAATTTATTTGGTTTATAATTAAATGTAATAACTAATTTTTGGAAAGCCAAATTAAAGCTCAATAATCCTAAAAATCTTTGTGTTCAATTGTTTGAACTGTCCTTCCTGAGTAAGTAGAATGCAATTTTTATAATGTTGCCATTCTACTCTGTAACTTGTATCTACAATGCCCCCATTTAATGATTTTATAAGTTCATTTAATGCGTTTATAGTGTATAACGTATTAGTTGCTTTGTTTCGGTGAACAAGTATGGTGCCCGCCGGAATATGCGATATATTAACTTGATCTATATTATAAGTTAAAGCATATTCTCCCGTACTTTTAACATGCAATACAAATATTTTATTATATTTGATTGAGTACGAGTTAGTTATATCTGATATAAGTGCATCTAGATTTTCTTGATCTACAAATGTGCACAATAGTTTATTATCCAAGTCTATGATATTTAATGAGGTTTCTCCTCCATAAATATCATCATATTTGCGCAAAGTCGTAAGATTTTCCATAACTGATTTTAATATTTAATTTATATTTTTTAAAAATGTTTATAATGTCATCTAAAATGTTTTCATTCTCATCCCAATCTAATAAAAAAGCATCATAGGTATATAATACAACTTGGGTATTTTTTCCTCTTAATAACCTAATTATCTCTTCCAATATACGAACATTATTTGCGGTCTCCAACCCTTGTAGTATATAGTTGAAAAGCTTTTGTGGGTTCATATTATCTAATTTATCCTTTTTAAGGCAATGACCCGAAATTGGCACGATAACTTGACCTAAGTTATTGAATTCTTCCCATTTATCGTTTATAAACGATCCAATTTTTTTAAAAAACTCCAAATTTTTGTATGTTTCAAATACGCCACCATACATTTGCTGAAATGTGATTGTTTTAGCTTCTTGATAGGATACGCCATACATTTTGGCAAATGAGTCGTGTACGTCATCGCTATCAAAAGTGAAATCAACCAAATAAGCAGCCAAAACAGGATGATATGCTGAAATGTCAATTTCTACAAATTTAGAGTTTTTAGGTATAAATGCTTTTCTTGCTCCATTGTTTTTTGGTATAGCTAAAAAATTAATGCCATTAAAAGTGTTACTTGGTCTGCTGGTAGTGGTATCCAAGTTATATTGTGTATATATCGTTTTATAGTGTATATTACGCGCGGCCTCATAATTTTCATGGAAGGCGTCGAATATGGATTGATCGATGTGTATCCCTTGAGATTCAACATAGTAAAAACATTTTATAGCTAAGTCCTTGAATTTATTAACTGGTGTAAAGTCTTTAATTCCATTATAAATATGAGTATATTTTTCATAGTGTTTAGATATTGGAATTAGACAATTGGGAGATGGATGTGATTTGTATAAGTTAAATACGGGAGAGTGTATATACGGAGGAGAGGGAGGGGTGTGGAGCTGCTGGGCATGCCTTAACACAAAATAGTGCAGCAATGTTTTTTTATCTGCTACATATATTTTATTTATAGAACTAAGGGCTCTAATGGCATCTTCTAAAGATAATGATAGTGATTCACTATGATTTATACATAATATGTATCCCTTAGTATCCTTGAGTGGCCTTATGTATATTAAGGATATTTGGTTAATTGCTGGGTGGACCGAATCGTTATGGGGAATTATTTCAACAAATGCCTCTTCATGCCTCTTGTAACAAAATTCGTTTAATTGGTCTTGTGTCTCAACTATATAAAACATACAGTTGAAATGTATGATGAAATTTTTAGGTTTCCAAGTAATATTTTAAGTAATCTTCTTTTAAATATAGATTAAGTTTGGGCAAATTAAACTGTTGTTGGGCTAATAATGTTATGTTGCGGTTAGTTTTAGCTACTTGTTGTTTATCTCCAGTTAAAGTCCACAATAAATCAAATGGAAAATATAATTGCCAAAGTATTTGGGGGTCTTTACTTATTAATTTATCAAATGTGTTTTTATTTATTTCAATGTATATAATTTCGTTTGTTTTTTTACAGAAGTATCTTCTAAATGTTCCTATTTGATAATCTTGTTGTGTGGGTAATGTTGGGATATATACTGGAATTTGGATGGGAGATAAATTTGGATTAATTATATTTATATAATTTAAACTGTCTTGAGTATAATTTACATAAGATAAAGGAGTTTCAACTCGAGGAGATGATTGGGCTAAAGTATCTAATATTAATTCTTGACTTGCGGGAGTGTTGGGTGTTTGTCCACTAAAATATTTGCCGTCTGATGTTTGATAGTAGTATCCTTTATATGGTTCTAAATTTAGAGCATAAACCAGTTCCCCTCCATTTGTGTATAGATTAGTTTTTATTTGGGATTTAGGATAGTAAGGCATTATTTAAATGTTCCGTTTTTTATCTTATTATATATATCCTTAGCGTATATCTTTCTTTGTTCTAAACTTTGGCCATTACTTATTTCATATTTTTCATCAAAAATAGTAGTTGCTCCATCTACTGTTATTGCGGTATTTTTTAAAGCATTTAATACTGCAGAGAAATTGCTTTTAAGTTCATCCATTATCCAGTTTAATTGAGAATTTAATGAGGTATAATCCTTGGGATATCTTTTTTTTAATCCATCTTGTCTTTCGAATCTCCATTGGGCTATACCATATGCTGTTCCATTATCCCCTAAAGCATTAGTGCTCAACCCAGATTCTACTAATAAATTTCCTACAATACCAGCAACACTGGTATCAGGAAATCCTTGAGATTTAAAGAAGGTTATAGCTGTTTGAATAGAGGTTTGATTGAAATTAGATGCGTTAGAAATTAAGTTTTTTGGTGTGCTTTGAGCTCTTTGTTGTTGCACTATTTTTCCTAATTTTGTTCCAAAAGGATTTGCAGGTATTGCGAAGGATTCAATATTAGTGATCCATTCATTATTTTGAATAGTATGAGTTATGCCTTTAATTATAAAATCTAAAGAAGTTGGATAATTTGAAGGTAAAAAATCAGTATCCATTTCAAATTTTTGATAAATTTTCATCCCAGACAATCCATCCATTGTTAGTGACATATTAAATGGTAAAAATCCCATGTTTGGAGAGGAAGCATCAGTTGATGAACTACCCTTAGAGGCAGAAGCCTGTCTGTATTCTATAAGTTGAGTTTGTAATGAAGAAAAATTATCAATAGATGTTGTGTCCCATTCTGGTTTATACACTTTTCCAAAATAGTAGCTGCTTAATTTTGTTATAAAGTTATTATACGCATCTAATGGTTCTTTATATTTTTGCTCAAGTGTAAGATTTTCTCTGTCTTTACTTCCGGGGGAATTAATATTTTCTTTTGTTCTATCTGTTAATCCAGCATTCATTCTTGATAGAGCAGTTGCGTCTGCACCTAGAACATATCCTTGTGCTGTTGATCCTATGGTAATTAAAGTAGAAAAATTATGAGGGATTTGGGTTGTGAAGTTTATATCTTTTAAAAATGTGCTTCCGGTGTTTGGGTATGATTTGTATGTTAAAAACTTGGCAGTTTCAACAGGAATATTAAGATTATTTAATAATATAGTTTTATCTCCTTTAGGTATAGAAGATTCATCTATAATTTTACAGATATTAGTATCAGGATCTATTCTTATATCTAATCGATTTACATGGCCTGTAACTTGGTTCCATCTAGTACATAAATTTCTTACTAGATCTAATATAGATACTTCTCCAGTATCAGCAGATATTAAATTGGCTATAGTGTTACTAATGTAATCCATATTAAAATATGCATTCATTATCTTTCCATAAGAAAAAGTTGTTCCTTTTTTAATTTCAAATTCTTCTGCGTCTTCACTAAAATTTAAAATAAGAGGATCAAAGTCAATACTTTTTCTAAAAGTACATACTCTAGGATCAGCACTTATTTGATATGCATCTAGGTAAATCAGGTTAGTTTCAGGATTAGTATCAAATCTAATTAATCTATTGTTAGTGTCATCATCAATATATGGGATTAAATTTTCTTCTATCCAATCTAAAAAGTAACCTAATCTAATATAGTATTGGATATTTTCAGTTTTAGAATATGTTTGCCCAAAGCTATTTATTTTATCTTCATTAGGAGATGTAGTAGAAGTATCTATCTTCATCCCATTTTGAAATGCAGGTATTAAGTCTATTCCTTTTTTTAGGTTAAAAAATAATCTATCTATTTCATTAGAAATTTTAGTAGGCTCAATAGTTTCTAAAGGTTTTAAAGGAATTTGTGTTTGAGTTTGTCTTATTCCTGGTGTTATTGATTGATTAATTTGTTCTGCATATGTTAATGTGTTCGCGGCTGATTGCAAAGGAACACCAGTGGTTTGTAATTTACCTTCACCGTCTCCTAACAAAATATTAGCTTTTAATGATTCAATTACATCTCCTAAACTTCGTAAAATTAAAGTAATATCATATGTGCCGTCTCGATTATACTTCCAATTGAAATTTACCACCTTCCCAGCAATGGCATCATAGTTCCCATTTGATTTTAATCTGCTATCTTGAATAGTATCAAGAATTTTATTATATTTATAAAATCCTTCCAAAAATCCAGTGTAAATACCAAAAGGATTATCATCAACAAAATTTCCACTATTATCAAAATATGAAGCATGCCCCCATTCTAACAACATAATAAATCCTAATCTTAAATAAAGTATATCTATTATATCAAACTGAGTTCTGTTATTTGCGGTGATTTGGATTGTGGCTTCTTTAAGGGAGCCTATAGTTAATGTTTTTACCTGAGCAGATTTGATACCGGGCATTGGTTTAATACCAAATTCTAATCCTCCTATACCGTATGCTTCTGTGTTAAAAGGATTTCTTAGATTATTAAAATTAGTTCCTTGTACTCCTCCTATTCCCCCAAATAAAACATATTTTTTTGCTAAGTTATTGCTGCTTAATTCCGCTGGAAAGCCTCTAATTTCTGTGTTTGAATTTATATTAACAGAAGAAGCTAATCTAACCCACCCCGTGTTTGCATTGAGGTATTGCAGTTGTTCATTGGTTCTATTTATAGTACCATAAATCTTCTGTCTTGTATCTACTTGTTCTCTGATTTCTCTAGCAAAACCTTCTCCTACTATATTAGACATAATTTAAGAGTTTATTAATGCAAAATTTCTTATTACTTCACCATAGTTAGCTGGTATTCTGATTTGGAGACCCTCAGGTATTACTAAAGTGCTTTGATTAAATTTATCTGTATTAGCTATAGATATAACCCACCAAAGTGAACTATCTTGGTAATATTGTGTTGCTAGAGTATCAAAACGATCTCCTTGAGTTGTGTAAACATATATGTCATTATACGACAACGGCACTTCAGGATAACGAGAGGTGACATACACTTGTTTGCCTTCTATTTTTGTTTTAGGTATATTTTGGTAGCGGTTCATTTTTTATGCTGAATTTTGTATATTTTGTATTGTTGGGAAATCACCCAAACCGCTAGGGCGAGGCCTGATGTCTAAATCTCCTATTCCTTTTGCGGAAGGTAAAGAAGAAAGAGTAGAAGAAAGAGTAGCAGAAGTTGCAGTAAAGCTGCTACGATTAGGAGAATCATCATATGATGATTTTCCACTAGAATTTTCTAATGCAATAAAAGGAGTACCAAATTGTGGTCTTTGTTTGTATATTGGTGTAAAGGAAAATCCACTAACTTTTATAATATGGGGCATTTCTCTTATTGAATTGTCTGTTTCTCCTTCATCATTGATTCCTATTTCCCAAGGTGATTCTTGTGGAACATCGTATGTTAATTGGGTAATGATACCCGGTTGTTCATATAAATAACCTCCTACAGTTAATTGGGCTAATATCCCTCTCATATATCCGTTAGGACTATAATCTCCGGCTAATGAAGAAGCTAAGAGATTTAGTTTTTTATACATTGG